TTTAAATCTTTATCTTGTCGTATAGCTCTCTGAAATCCATTCTCCTCTATAACCCAATGTGCAAGATTATATTTTTCGTACCATTTTTTTATAGTTTCTTTTGCTTGTATAATCCCACCACCTTGTTCGTTTTCTATATCTACCATATACATTTTTCCTGTTTCAGTATTTATAGCCCATAAAAACGCAGCTTGATAACCTGTAGAAGCTGGGTCAAGTCCTGCAACTAAATGACACCCTGCTGGAATATGTCCTACAGTTCTGTTTACATCTCTACAAGTATCTACTTCCTCTACATCAAACATAGCTATGCCTTCTGCAAATGCTTTATTTAAATACACCATTTCAAATATTGCTTTACCACCTGTAGTTTCTGCTGCTTGTAATCTTGACTGCAACCACTTGTAACTTCTCTTACTTGCCCATAGCATACAATCTGTATGTAACTCTAATTCGTTTTCTGGCAATACACATTCTGTGCTATGTGCTTCTTCTACTATCTTGTCCATCTGTGGGTTTTCTAGTAAAAAGTTATATAAATCTTCTGGGTGCTGTCTTGAACCAATAACAACAATAGCTGTGTGTTCTTCTTTACGAGATGACAAAGTAGTTGTCCACCATTGTCTTGTTTGTTCTCTAGCACTAGGTTGTATTGTTGTGCCGTGATCCTCAATGTCATCAGCAATAATTAAGTCGCAGTCACGTGAAAGAATCTTACCACCTTTACCTACAGCAACCATAGTAGGTGATTTAATACCTGTAACTGTTCTAGTAGCAATAGTAAACTGTCCTGATGTCCAAGACTTACCTGATCTAGTTTTAGGTTTAAATGTTTGACCTGGGCCACAAAAATCCTCTATAAGTTTTTCGTTATGCTCTAAGTGATCTACTACAGCACCTACTGCATTCTTTGCTATCTCCTCGTTACCACCTACCCACATAATTCTTACGTTAGGATTTCTACATATCTGCCATATAGCAAAGTGTGTAAGCAAGTCAGTCTTGCCGTGTCGTGGAGGACTAAGTATCATTTGCTCTCCACCTTCATCAATAGCTTTTAATATTGATTTAATCCATTTTTGGTGAAAATCTGCTGTTTCGTATTGATTTCCTGTTTCTGTTTGGAAATATCTATTTCTAAAATCTTCAAATTTTTCTAATGACTTAATAGCTTCTTTAGGAGTAACCCAATCTTTTTTTTGTTTTATTGTGTCTTTGTCTAACAAATATGCTTCGTGCATTTTTGTGACAACAGACTTTGTAATGTTATAAAAATCTGCAACAAATGTTTTTGTTATTAACTTTTCCTCTACTTCTGCAGCAAAATTATTAACATAATCTTCGTAGTATTCACCACGATTAATTGTCATTTGTGATTCTGTTTTTTGTTGTTTTGCTTTGTTAGCTCGTTTGTATTGAGCATTACGAGAACACTCTACTGTGCAGTATTTTTTGTTATTATGTTTAGCTTGAAACTTAGTTTCGCAACTTGGATTCGCACAAGTTTTTCTAGCTGCCACTATTTTTTTCTTTTACGTTTAGCTTTGTTTTTTTTACTATTAGGGAAACCTTTTTGCATTTCTTTATATGCTTTAGGGCTAATAGTAGATTTCTTTTTTGATCTACTTGTACCAGCTTTTTTCCTTTTATTTATGTTTTTATATAAGCTCATAGTTTCTCCTTACCACGCTCTACACGACCAATATCGTGCAGTTGTTTTATCCTTAGCTGTACTACATTTGTGTCTTGCACGAAACGAAGCTCTAGCTTTAGGATTGTTTTTTCTTATCTTCATATTAGGATCGCCAAACATTATTTTCTTGACTTTCCCATTTTTCATTACAAAGACTTTAGACTTCTTACGACCATATCCTGGTTCGCCTTTACGAATAGCTGTAGGACTATTTAATTTAACTTTCATCCCACGAAACTCAGCCACTACTTACCTACTGCTTTCATAGCTCTATTGTGGGCCTGTGTAAAAGTTGCACCCCTACGCATAGAGTTGTGCATATACTGCATATGTTTTTTACTATGATGCTTAGAATGTTTCTTCATTGTCTGTTGTTGTCTTTTAGTCAAACTAGATACATCAACACCTTTTATCTTCACAACTATCTTCTACCTTTTTTCTTTCCAGGTTTCTTTTTCTTCTTCTTATATCCGTACATAAGTTTTAGTTCTCCTAACTA